TAGTATTTCACCTATTTTTTTCATATCCATAGGAAAGTTTTTCGGCGTTGGTTGGTTTTCCTTAATCAGAAAAGCACCATATCGTTTTATTATATATTCTTCTAGGTCTTCACTAGTATGTCTAAGGTTTGGGTCAGCAAAGTCGTCAGAACATGTAAAGGTTGCGCGCACTTCGTCTTTGTCGTAGTCAAAAGTGAAATCTACATTATAGCCCACCTCTTGCGCGATATAATTCCGTAGATGCCTAGCCTTACACATTGTTACCGTCTTAGTATACATCATTAGAGAACAGTCACCGGACTAAAGTATTGTGTTGGCATAGCGCCTTCCATCTTCATAGCATAAACATAATAGAATTTCTGAACAGACTCGTTTGTTTTAAATCCGACACTTACAACCTTACCCGCTGGAACCGTTCCAGAGTTGGGAACGTTTGTAGTTTTAACCGATACTGTTTCTAGTCCTGAGGCATATCGTGAGAGGTTAACACTGACGTTCGGGTTGTGAATGACTGTAAGCCCCTTTGGAGCAGTTTGTAAAATTTCTTCTGTTGTTGGGTCGGCATCCCATCCAACTCCGTTAGAAGAAACGATAGAATATTGTCTAGGCGTTCCAGCAGTATCACACGCTTCAAGTCCATATCTTCGGTCAAGTCCTTCTTGGACATTTACATTCTCCATACCTACGCCCATCTTAACTGTTATCTTTGTATTTGATGGGGAGTAGCCATACATACCAAAGGCTGACTGTTGGCCTAAGTCTACAGTCCCACCTTGCGCACGTATCTGGATAAAGTCACCAGTTGCTGAGCCTGTTGTTAGTGTTAAGTTATCCTGTGCATCTGCCGCGCTCGATGTGCCCTGTGTGATGGCTTTGAACATTGCAGCTCTTGGAAATGTAGCATCAAAGTTTACCCAGTTGTTAAAGTTAGCGAGTCTAACTTTTCTGTAAAGACCACCATCGTCTGTGGCATCAGAATTGTGTAAGTGAAAGATTCCTGAGTCTGGTATTAGATGGCTGCCATCTGCTGATAGGAAATAGGTTCTGTCTGGCTTAAGTCCTCCATTTTCTATCGTTCCTATAGTCCTAAATGGCTTGCCAGGATTCATTGTTGATAGGTTTAAACTATTGATATACTCGCATGTTCCAATCGCAAAGGTCTTAGCATTCATCTTTGCAGGAGAAAGATAAGCTGTGTTAATGTCTAGGTCGTGACCAATGTCTATAGCGCTCATGTTACTTTTTCATACTCCTGTATGTAATAATACTAATGGCCGACATGCACATTCTCCGTAAGTTTCATTATTACCTGTTTCATCTTGAATCCTGTATCAAAGCCAGCGCTCTCAAAACCGTCTATATCAAACCCACAACAACCAACAGCGGTTGGCAGAAGCAAGGTATATCCAGCCCATGCTATCGTTCCGAAAGGATAATTTGCTATCGTTAATTTATTATCAAACAAGAATTGTAAATCCCATGGGTCTATCTGCATATCTCTATAGATTCTAAAATCCTGAATACCACCTTGCCATTTATACAGACCCTGCTGCGCACCAGTAAACGGATATGCAGCGCCAATTCTTAGACGAAAGTTTTCATGATGGTTAGGAGTCTTCAGGGTTGCATCGGGGTCATCGATATCGTCTGGCAAGTCTTCCTGGTTTCCTACGAATAAGTCAAGGTGGTCAGTCGATGGGGTATTATAGTATGTTATAACTGCATGTTGCGGAGAGTCTAAGCTTTGAACGTTATCCAAATCATACCCAGTATCAAAACCATTCCCATCATAACCGAGTGATTGCCTTGATAGGAATGAGGAATCTACGGCTATTGATATATCGTTACCCGAACCTACAATAAACCCGTCACTAAGATACCCTGCTGGGTCAAAACCTTCTTGCATATTACACAGAACTGCTACATTGAATACTGCAATTGCTGCATTAAGGTCATTCTGTGATAGGTTTACAGTTTCAACATCGAAACCAGTTGGAGTATAACCAGTGTCTGTATAACCAGCGTGTTTTGTGGCTATCGTTCCTCTTGGTGTTACAACGGTTGACCTTACGCCGTTCTTACTCCATGTAAATTTTAATGAGCCATCAGGATACATAGCACAGGCGTAACCAAATTGCTGGTTAGCATCGTCTGACTTTGCAAAGATATAGCGTGGTTTTGTCATGTCTGTTGGGTCACATGGTTGCCAGGTTAATGCAGATGGGTAAAGTCTAAACGTAAATGTCATAGAGTTTACTTTCTGCGCTCTTAGGTTTGCAGCGTCCTCTACGTAAACAAATGTATATTGCCCATCGAAACGGAAGTAATGAGAATTCGCGCCAAAACCTAAGTCTATACCGTCGTCCATCATTTTTTGTGGGGCATAACCAGCGCCTGCAATTCTGCCGCGATTGCCAAAACCTGAGGCATCTATAGCAAATCTCCCCATCTGGTTTAGTCCTAACATTAGAACAACACTCTTAAAGTCTGGTTCGTATGGAGCATAGAACTGTGTTGTCGTTGGCTTTACTTTTCCCTGTAATTCCATCTCATTGAATTTAAGTAATGATTGAGCGCTACGGTGTAATGCCTTAAAGTCTGTGCTCTCTATTGTTATGGATTTAGCTGTAAATTTCTGGTATTCGGCTACTAGACTTTTAACTAGTCCTGTTAGTGTGCTACTCTTACCTATCTGTCTAAAGCCTATACTACTCATGGCTATTCACTGCTAGAAGTATAGACTGAGTGAGTTATTGAGAAAAAGTCCTGGTTCTGGTTGTGGTCTACGCCTTTGTTGACCGGAAAGACTGACCTATTCCACAGCATTTGTTCAACGTCAAAGACTGGTAGGTTTACAAAGCCTATCTCGTAGACTAACATGCTTGTTTCGCCTGGTGAGATAAGGCCACTATGTTTTATTATTGCCCCTGCTGCGCTAATATATCCACCATTCTGGACTACGTTTATTCTAAGTATCTCGTTGTATAATCTAAAGTCTGCGTCAGTCACTGGTGTCTGTGACGTTCCAAGAGCTAGGTAATCGAATCTGTCGCCACGTTCTCCCGTTATTAGACTCGCTGCTAGAGTTCGTCCAGAGTTTAGAACACGGTCGAATTTCACAGTCTGAGCCAGTGGTTCGGGTATATCGTGCGTTGTCTGGTCGTTCCAATATCTGTCTAACTGTTGTTCAAAGGAATTGATTAATAGGTATTTCTCAATATTCATTCTCTTCTTTTTGTATAGGTTGATTTTGTCATAGATTTTCCTAATCTTGTCATAGTCTTTTACTCCCCAACTAGTGCCCTGTGTTACATCTAGGAAATCTAGTGATGTTATTGTATTAACATTAGAATCCAGTTGACTCTAGCCTCCAATTATAATAACCGATAGGATTAACCTGTATAAACTGCGCTCCTAAAGCCGTATCCCCACCACCAAAATTGTATTCTAAGTCTGCTAGTTCTGCTTGAAAGTTTTGTGCTGGTGCTATTCCAGATAAAGTGTCTTCTATGTTGATTAAAATTCCTGGCATAAATAAATTGTTTGGTATAGTCACCATACCTGGTGTGGTGGTCATTTTCGGCATTGCGGCATATTGCAAAAGCCCATCTAAATATCGTTGTGCTGCTACTGGTGATTGCTCAAATGGTGTTTGTATTACTTCCTCAACTAATCCGAATTTCTCCTGTGATTCAATGTCTTCTGCTATAATATCATGAGTAAAGTTGTCGAATATTGTGAATGCAAGCATTGATGGGTTATCTATTATAACTTCCCATCCGTTGTTTAGGTTATGGTCTGCAGCCCAAGGTAAGCCGTTGGATATTGTTCTACTGGCTATATTTGATACCACGTTATCAGGCGTTGGCACAGTATACCAGTTGATTGTATTATCGAGTGAGTTACCACGGTTATAGATTGTTATCCAGTATTTCTTTTCGCTGTTTATGGTTCTATTTCCAGTAAAGACAATATTGGTTAAGAACATGGCAGTTGGCACGTTTACTGGAATTCTACTTAGTGGGATATCCCATACTGCTACCTGTTGGCCTATAGGCGCGTTGTCAATGTCTTCTATGATGTGGCCGTGAACTGTTGTAACGTTTTCAGGGTCTTTTGTGCCATCCCCTTTTCTCTCAATGACTACTGCTAAATTTTGTATTCGTGTTTGTTTTGGGTCTATCTGTAAGGCATAGTCTTTCGCAAATAGTGAGACAAAGCCATTCGTGTTAAACGTTCCACTAGTGTTGTCAGAATTACCACCACTTATCACCGTGCTCTTTGCTTGGGCTATGTAACGATTGGCAAATCCGTCCTGATGGTCCCAGCTTAATTCCCAATCAAATGGGTCAACAAAATATGAATTCTGGTTGGCATCTTCAAGGCCTAGACCAGCGAATTCGTCACGCCATGACCTTAGTGTTATACCAGATAACTGAGTGTTAGGCCATTTTAGGTAAGGCTCGTTATAGGAATTGATACCACCATCCGCACCAACAGATTCAAGCATTGATTGCAATGCCTGTGATGCTGTTACATATTTTTGGTTAATTGCTAATATCTTCGTGAATACAGGTGAGGCATCTAACAGGTTTATGGTATCGTCTGACATGTTTAATGCATCTTGAATTGTTTCTCCTGGAACGACGTAGGTATCGCTGTCTGCTAAAAGGGACTTGAATAGGTTGTTTGTCTGCATGTTGATATCGTTTACATATGGGTCTGTTCCTGGTGCTACAGAGGTTGATGGATTGGCTATTTTTTCTATTGACACAATGCGGTCGTCTAATATTCCACCAGCACCAACACCAGAGAATTGATATTGTAGTTGGTTGCCGCCTGGTCTTAATGCTTTAACCCTCTTGGTTCTACCATACATTAAATTTAGATAATCCTGGTTAGCGTATTTCTTCGCCTTTATGATTACGATGTTGGCTCTCCTGGTTAGATTAAAATCAAAGCTTTTCTCTGAGTCTTCTATTAAGATATCAAAGCTGCCAGCGCTTGCGATTCCTGGTGGATTAACACGACACTGAACTGCTAATGCTCCTGAACTTGGTGGATTAAATGAGTCGTAAACATAGCGTTGTTCTAGATTTGTCAAATCCCAAAATTCTATTGAGCACTTCGCTGGTTCGATATAATCATCTAGGTTTGTATACTGTGGAATACCAGCAAGATATTGAGACATTGGTTATGACAGTGCCCCTATATCTATATCCAGTATTCTATTGTTGATAACCTTAAGCAATTCTCTTTCTCCTATCTTTACTATCGTTGGCTCTTTAACCTCTACTGATACCCTTCTATGCTGGGCTATTCTTCCAATAGGGAGAACCGTTGTGTTAGTAATTGCTGTATTGGATGCTGCGTTTAGTGTGGCCGCTCCTGCTGTATTTAATGATGCACTAAGCGCAGGAGTGGTAACAACTCTCTGAACTATGGTCCTATGCTCTATGATGTTAATTGTTACCGTCCTACTGGTTGGTATACTATTAATCGCATTGATAAGGCTATTAACGGCGCTTCTTGCATTATCAATTGAAGCCCTAATATTACTAAACATGGATACGACATTATTCAGTCTACTTATTATTGTATTCACATTACTAGCTACGTTACTAGCTAGTGCATTCATTGAACCTGCTGCGTTCTGTGCACCCTGTGCGAAGTTACGAGTTAATGCTGTGGCAACGTTTACTGTTCCTGTTATTATTGCTTGGAAGTTTCCATTAGCATTTGTAGTTAATGCGTTTAATGAACCTGCTGCATTTTGTGCACCTTTGTTAAAGTTGCTTGTCATTGCTATGGCTACGTTTCCAGTTCCAGTTATTATGCTAGCAAAATTACCATTAGCATTAGTGGTTAATGCGTTTAATGAACCTGCTGCGTTCTGTGCTCCCTTATTGAAATTGGTCGTCATTGCTACTGCCACACTAACTGTATCTGTTATCATGGCCTGCATGTCGGCATTGAATACGGTAACGAGTTGGTTTACTATTCCAGCCGCGTTTTGTGCACCAGTATTAAAGTTGGTAGTAAATGCTACACCAACCTGCACTAAGTCTGTTACCATAGTCTGTATGTCGGTTTGAACTAATGTGACAAGCTGGTTAACAATACCCGCTGCGTTCTGTGCCCCAGTATTGAAATTAGTTGTGAATGCTACTGCTACCGCTGTTGTTGATGCAACAATAGCCTGCATATCTGTTTGAACTAACGCTGTTAGTTGGTTGATAACACCAGCAGCGTTTTGAGTTGCGGTGTTAAATGCTGTTGTGAATCCTGTTGCTATTGTGCTGTTGACAATGGCTATAATTCCAGCCATGTCTGTGCCTACTAATGCCTCAAGTTGATTCATAACTCCTGCTGCGTTTTGTGCTGCTGTATTGAATGCTGTAGTGAAACCAGTTGGTATTGTCGAGTTAACTATTCCAACAATTCCAGTCATTACAGTTGCAGCTTGAGCCTCTAACTGGTTTAGCATACCAGCGGCGTCTTGTGCCGCCCTTGCAAATCCCTGATTGAACGCCGCTGCTACTTGTGCAACAGCAGTTATCATACCAACAAATACATTAGCTGCAGCCTGACCCATTGCTATTATTGCAGCCTGTGCGGCCTGTGCTGCTTTTTGAATGGCTTCAAACTGTTTTTCATCCACTCCGCCTGGCACTTGGATAGGCTGTATTCCGCCGCCTGGTGTTGCTTTAGCGGGTTGGAATGGATTAAGCTTCTCGAAAAACTTCTGAACATCACCTAACCCCGAAAGAAATTGGTCTGCTATCTTCTTACCTATTCCTGTAATCTGACCAGGTATAGACATGATTGGGTCTATTACAAATTTCTTTACAGAGTTAGCAACTTCAGTCCAACCTGTTACTATTATGTTAACGATTCTCTGACCTATGCCAGCAATTCCTCCTGGTATCCCTAGAATTGGTGTGGTCATGAATGTTTTAACAGAGGTTGCTATCTGTGTCCAGCCAGTGACTACAGCAGCTACTATCCTTTCGCCAATTCCTGCAATACCACCTGGTATCCCTAATATCGGAGTAGTCATGAACGTTCTGACGGATGTGGCTACTTCAGTCCAACCTGTTACTACCGCTGTAACAATGGATTTACCTACTCCGCCTAATGCGGAGGCTATTTGTAGAATTGGATTTATGAAAAAGGTTTGAACAGATGTTTTTACTTCAGTCCATCCTGTTACCACTGCTGTAACAATTGATTGTCCTACACTAGATAGTGCTGAGGCCACTTGTAAGATTGGATTTATTATAAACGTCTGAACAGATGTTTGTATCTGCGTCCAACCAGTAACCACGGCAGCTACTATTTGTTGGCCTACTCCCTGAACTCTTGCTCCAATTCCAAGGAATAGGTCCACAGTTGGATTAATTACGTTTTGAAGTATGAATGCTGTTACTGGTGCAAAGGCCTGTTCTATCGTATTAACTAATTCGTTAAACTTAGCTGCTGTTTGTGGAAATGCCTTTGCCAATTCTGCTGGTATTTGGGCGAAGGTTTCCCCTACTTTTGCAAGCCATCCAGCGGCGGATTTCTGGCCTTCTGTAGTGAATAGTCCAGCTATTGCGTTAAATGCTCCCTGTAATGCTCCTGGTGCTTTTTGTGCTAGTGTTGCAAGTCCATCTGATAATGCTTGTGCTGCCCTGTCTGCTGCTGGAGCTACGGTATTAACTACCCATGAATCAAAAGCTGATGCTGCCTTTACAAGCTCTGTTGGTGCATTCTTTACGAATGTGGTAATACCTTCTAGTAGTGTTGACCCTAGTGAGTCTGCAAACTTTCTTGCTGGTCCAGTTATGAAGTTAGTTAAGCTTGTTCCAAGGTCTTGAAGGTTAAAAACTGCTACTTCTATGGCCTTAGCAAAGTCACCTTTTAATGCAAGACCAACGGCTATAGAGAATCCTCTAAAGTTTTCTGCTATTGCTCCTAGTTCTGGTGAGAATGACCTAATCGCCTTTACTGATAGGTCTACTGCTGGTCTGAACTTATTGAAATAGAAATCGTTAGCTGCATCCCCTATACTCTGTATTGCCTGAACTGACCCACTGGCTGCTGTTTGAAGTGCTCCAACTAGGTCACCGCTTCCTATCTGTTTAACAAATGTCTGGAATCCCGCTCCTACAAAACTAAGTGCTCCAGATACAGCGTTCTTAAAATCTGTGAGTGCTGGACCAACAGCAGCGGCAAATTGGTCAAAGCCTTTCTGTAACTCCTTTATAGCGGTATTAACCTCTCCAGCGCCATCTTTTACGTCCTTACCAGTAAGCCCAAACTGTGCCCCTATTCCTTGTATTAATTCTAGTAACGGCTTTAATCCTGGTATTGCGTTACCAATTGCAACACCTGCGGCATTTAATGCATCTCTGAACCCAAATGCATTAGTGGCTATTGCTGTTAATGCTACTGATGCCGCTGTTAGAAGAATCGTAAACGGATTAAGTAATATACCTTTTAATGACGTTCCCAAACTATTACCTGCTGTTGCAGCTCCTTCCATTCCGACGGCAGCAGTTTTAGATAATGAACCTATTTTACCAAAGTGACCCTCAAAAGTGCCAAATATTCCAGCAACACCAGAACCAACAGATATAATTTGAGGTAGAATGTTTGTAGCAAACTCTGCCATTTGCTCATTGAGGTTAGCTTGTTTTATTCCTAATGCTTCCTCTGCTGCCTCAGTCTTTGCATGTGCTAGGTTTAGTTTAGCTAATGCATCGGCGTAAGCCTTTGAACCCTTACCACCATTGGCAACTATCGCGTTTAATGCGGTTTGTGCCTTAGTCTCTGCTGCCTTTGCTGTTGCAACAGCGGCATGTGCCGATTCTAGTCTGGCAAGGGCAGTATTATATTCTGTTGTGCCTTCCTTTCCTGCTGCCTGTAATTTGTTAACCTTATCCTGTGCTGCTTGTTCTGCTGCTAATGCCGATGTAACTCTAGCATGTGCCGCCTGGACTTTTGCTTGCGCTGCTGCTAACTCCTGTGAGCCTGCTGTTCCAGCAGCTACTATTTTGTTTAGGTTATCTCTTGCTTTCTGTTCTGCTGCTTGTGCCTGAGTAAGTTTGTTAGAGGCTCTATCAACCCCAAGCTGTGCTTTTTCTAAACCAGTATAACTTGAAACTAATCCAATAATACCTCCGGCAACCCCGGCAACTCCTGACGCTACTGATGCAAATGTCGACGATAGTGACCTATGCTTTTGCTCGGCTTGTTGTGCTGCTGTCCCTGCTTGATTCATAGAACTGCCTTCTTTCTGTGCTGCACCAGATAGAGAGTTAGCTTCTGTTGCTGCTGTTGCTGAAGCACTCCCCATTGTTCTAATGTCGCTGCCTGCTGTGCTTGAACTCGATGCTACCTGACCTAATGCAGATGCAGTTTGGCTTGACTTTGCAGAAATACTTCCTAATTCTGAGGAAGCAGTTTCTGATGTGCTGCCTAATTGGTTTAATGCACTGCTGGCAGACTGTGCTTGGCTTGCAATCTCGTTCCCACCAGAAGCAACAAAATTAACTGTAACAGTAGCGCCAGACATGTATTATTGTAATCAGGTTATAGAGGGGATATGAATGGTTTAGTTAACTAAGCCCTAGCTGCTTCCTCTAATGCGCTAACTGCTGCCTCTACTGCTGCGGCTGATGCCGTCGGTATTCCTGGTCTCATATATGGTTCTGCCGACATTCTAGAAGTTCCAAACTCTACGAATCCGGAGTATTCAACCTCTGCTATTACACTAGCACCTTGGGCAGATACCTGTGCCACATCTATACTATCTCTTAATGCCCCTGTTCTAACTGGTGCTGCGGCTCTTGCAGATTCGACAAGTTTTTCCGCTCCTGCTTGCATTGCAGCTTGTGGGATTGTTGACGTAGCTGCTGAGGCTAATTTTTCAAGTAATGCGTTAGCAGTGGAAATATCGACTGTTATATTCCACGGCATTACTGTTGCTGTTGCCTCCTTGCTTTTGCCTCTGCCCTCTGTTTTTCCTTCTCTTGGTCCATTCGTTCTCTATCATACTGATAATTAATCATGGTCATCATACCCTCAAGCTCTCCAGCATATGGTTCTCTCTGTTCTAATTCCCATCTATGCCTTTTAAGAATAATGAAGTAACGATAAGACTCTATCCACCATAATTCTTCTTCTGAACAGCTTACTTGCCTTCTAACATAGAACCATTCCTTAATTTTTCTGGATGTAAAGGGACTGGATGGACCACCTTGTATACTGCTGCATCTATAACCATTCTCGCCTCACCTGGTGGGACTCTATCAGCGTCGTCTTCACTCATACCGAAACATTGTTTTAACATACCCAAGTAATAATCTAGTAATAAATCGGTTGATATAGCTGCGTCTTTTTCATTGTCTGCTTTTGCTTTAAGCTTGGTGAAATCTCTCCATGCTTTCATACCTATGCTTTGATAAGTATAGTCCTTGCCGTTGATTTTGTATGGTTGGCCTGGTGTTAGTTTCTCTGCTATCTCTATGGTTCGCTTCTGTTCATCGTCTATAACATCTCCCCAAAAGTTATTGTATTTATCTTCCATCCGTTCACGGATAAGGTCCAGCGTTCGCTTGTCTACATTAATTGTGAGAGATTCAGGTTGGTTAGTATTGCTAGTGTTAGTGTTATCTACCGATTCAGACAATAAAAATAAGAAAGGTTAAAGTGATAAAAAAGGGTTTACGTTCCTGTGAAGGTTACTCCGTTAGTTGCTTGCCCCTCGTATTCTTCCATCCAAACATCGTCTGAATCTCCGGCAATAGGTTTGCTGTATGTATCATATTGAACTTGGTTGAACTTTATCTTATTCGTTCCACCACTAACTATTGTATACTCAACGTCCCTTGGTGTGAATGCTCTCAAATCTCCTACCAGTGCTCCGCCTATTGTTACAGTGTTAAAGCTTACTTTGATTTCTCTCTTGATAGGCTTTGACAGTTTGTAGGTCGTTAGGCCGTTAAAGCTAGGTCTTGCTACAGTCCAACCAACATCGAACTTGAATGAAGTTGTATCATATTTTACGCCGTTAATATCTAGTGGGTCTGCCCCTGACGTGATACCTGACCATGGTGTCAATGATGGTGCTGATGCGTAGTGTGCTGCTGGTGTGAATGTTGGTGTTACTGTCCAATCTGTCACATCCTTTGCATGGAAAGGCATAGTAACTTTGAAACCAGACTCGCGTTCTATTGTTCCTGAACAACCATCAAATCTTACTCCTTTGTATACCTTCCATTTTTCTGTTCCATTGATAAGTGCTGTGAATAGAATAGAAATAGATACTCCGTTGGTCCCATTTGGTGCTACCATTGTTGGGTCGGCTGGTGTTGTTGACGGGGATACTGGTGTTAGTATACCTCGTTTCATTAGTTTAAAGTCTGAAGGCTGGAATACAATTTCTCCTGTAATTTCTTCGTTTAACTGAATCTTCTTTTGAACATCGTATGAACCTAAAGGTCTGACTTGATTATTGTTCTCAGCAATATCTTCACCTAATGACTCGACGAAACCACATGATACGAATGTAGTTCCACCTGTTACGGTTACTGGAAGCGTTCCATCAACCGTTTCCTCTGTAAACTGCGGCTGCTTGATAATATCAGCGGCAGCGGTTGGAATGTAACTCATTTAATATAGCGGGGTCTTTTTGAAATATGGGAACTAAGAAATTTGCCATATTCAACAGAGGACGAAGTTAGAGCCTTACTTGGTAATCTGAGGAACCAAGTTTCCGCTACTACTATTAATAATGCCATAGATTCGGCTGATGCACAAATAAACAGAATGACATTTACAACTTGGGCTGGAACTGAACAGGACTATGCCGCTGTTAAGAAGGCATCTAGGTATCTGGCTGCTGCTGAGGCTATGGTTAACATCTCAGGAACTGAACCTACTCAACAGCGGTTATGGGACGAAGCCATGTTAGTCATTCAGAATATAACCAAATTCGATACGTCCAATGTAACAGGAGATTTTGTTAGCAGTTCTGCCGCTGTAACTTATCCATCCAATCCACATGGTTTTATCTGGTCTAGTGGTAAGTTTCCTATGATACGTAAGACCAAAGGTGAGAATGAGTCGATAAGTGATGGTTTCTACTGGGTTAATGGCCAACCATAATGGCTATACTATATCCAGACGAGATAACATATGACTATCTAAGGGCTCTATACACTCCCTACAGAACTGCATTACCAGACCCTACGGTATTACCGCTAGAGGACGATATTATGTGGAATGAGTTTATCGGTGGTCCCAAGGATACATCGTTTATTGTTAGCGAAGATTTCCAGCAGCCAAAACTGTTTGCGTTAGGTGGTGGAACAAGAGAATGGAACACATCACTAACTATCTATGTTATGACGTTATGGACACAGGGAGGCAAACCACCATATCTAAAGGAGTTCTCAAAGTTTCTGGAAAAGTATCTGCTTGTAAAGCCCACACCACCACCTACTATCCGCACTGCTGGTATTACTGAGTTTACGCCTATTCAATTC